GCCCTTGCAGTACCTGTAATAGCTACTTCGTAAGTCTTACTGCCTTCTACGAATGCGCCAGTGTAAAAGCATGACTTAAATACACCCTGTGGATCGTAAGTAGGTGGTTGTAAAGCAATTGCCTGACCTACAGGGTCTGGCTCTATAGGTTGGTTGTTAACAAACTTATACGCTACTAACACATTCTCTGCAATAGGTGTAATACAATCATTAAGTGCTAGTGGTAACTCGATTTCTAGTGTGGCTGTCATGCCCGCTACTGTATCTTGGAACCTCTCTTTAAATGGTGTTAGGTTTACATTTAGGCTTAAGTCAAATGCCTCATACGGCTTAGCGAATCTTAGGTTAGCCAATATATCATCGATGTACTGTTGACAAGCCGATTGTACTTTAAGGTAGTTGGCAAATCCATCTGTAGGATCCTCTTGCGCAACATCCATTACAATTAGATTAAATCTATATGTAACAGTTTGGCCTGTTCTTGTGGACTGTGTTGGATTAAGGAATGCATACGGGTAGTTAACACGAGTGCCTTCATCTACTGTCTTAATATCTGTCAGTGCTCCATAACCAAAGTCTTGGAGTATGTAGTGTCGATCGACCGTACTCTTAATATTATCTACGAGTTCTTTGTAAGTCATAATGTCTCTTTTGTTGTAATTGTCTCTGGTTCTCTTCTAGGACCTTCTCCTTTTGTAGAGCCATAAAGTTTAGAACTTTCTTTAGGGGTTGTTCTGTTACCCTGTCTATATTTAGTATATCATCGTTAGCAAGACTAACAATAACCTTATACCAACTACGAGCTATCGTCATTTTATCTTCGATCGCACCCGTGCCTTCTAATAGGGCCTTGTCTAACTCTTTGTCAGTCATACCAAATAAGACTTTATATTGTCTGTAGGTATGTGTACGGAATCGTGCAAACTTGTCAATGGCCCACATCGCCTCGTCAGCCCACTTGGCTTTCGGTGCTATTAGCTCCTGTATATCTGTAAAGTGCTTTTCTAGACTAAGTGATAGATACGTATCCAGGTCTACAAATTGACCGAATGTAATCTCATTAAGATCTAGGGTCTCACACTCTACTCTGTCATTCATTGTTTTTACAATAAACGCAATTGCCAGTGTCAGCGCTTCTTCGTTAGCTCCCACTAGTAATTGTAATGGCGCACCAATCAATTGTGACACTATATGAGCATAGTACTTTGAGTCTTCCCAGTCGTATTGTAGGGCATTGTGATATTGCTCTACGGTTAACCTTTCAGGAATCTCATACTGTTTGTTATTAATATTGACTGTTACCATCTGTATAGAAATATAAAAGTTAGCCTAAGTGAACTACCTACGACCCATTACGGCATATTGGCCTATTGATTTATTTATCTTCCTATTATAGTTAGCTAGTCCCAGTGAGATCACACAGTCATCGTGGAACCCACTTGGATGGCCGTATTTAATCTGTCTGGTCTTAGGATTGTAATCGTATGTGAATACCTCTAACTCTGCCATAAGCCATGGGAATAGTGTGGCATCGGGAATAGTTACTGTGACCTCATTCATATCTAGGATTAGACCTTCGATAATCTCTTGCTTAGACTTAGAGGTAGTCACAAACGGATGGGTATCTTGCCATTGCCTCTTAATCATCTCATAGACTACATCACCAATGGAGTTGACCTCTACCATCACAGTCGCTGACCACTTGCGTATCAGTGCAAGTATGTCAGCTACCATGTCCGACCAATCTTTGTTGTTGTTACGGTAGATGTCAACCACATGGCCCGCGCTATCCATAAAGGTGGCTACAGTGAAGTCTTCCTGTTTACCTAGGTCAATACCACAGTACACTTTGCCGTTAGGGCCGGGGAAGTGTGTAAATGTGTTCTTGTCTAAGTTACTGAAGACCTCACCGCCACTGTCAATAAATTTGGCTAGATATTCTTGTTGAAATACATTTGGTGGCAGAGTACGCTTGGCGTCTTCTATCTCTGTAAGTTCAATATAGGGTGTGTCATACGAGCTACCTGTGTAGGCCGTATAGTTAGAGTGGTCTGGTGACTTGGCTAATTGGAATAACTCATAGAACCAGTTCTTGCCTTTAGGAGTGCTAACGAATAGTACCTTCTTACCACGTACCATGAAGACAGGACGTATGGCCTCTTTCCATGCATCGGCTTTCATAAAGGCAGCCTCATCCAGTATACCATAGTCTACTGTAAGACCACGAATGTTGTCATACTTCTCAGCGGACCTGAATAGTATCTCTGACCCATTCTTAAGTGTAATAAAGTTATCGGAGTAGTTACATTGCTTCACAATACCAGAGCCACCAATGGCCTGCATAATCTCTTTCTGTACCTTTGTTGTCTGACTATAGACCGGGCTAATCCACAAGACTTTACACGGACCCTCATTAATCATCCAGTATAATGCCAGGTTAATAGCCATGAGTGACTTACCAAACTGTCGGCCTACACAGGCAACATGGTGCTTAGCTGCGCTGCCAATTATTTGTTGCACCATGTCGCGCTGCTTAGGATGAGGTGTGAAGCCCTGGTAGATCATTAGACATAGTCTTCTATATCAGGTATATCTCTAGCGTCTGCGTCGTTAGCGTCAGGACCAAACTGGAACTTGATGTTCTTAAATAGATCATCGCCATCTTGGCCTGTTACTTCCGCACGTGACAGTTTAGGTATAATATACTCTGATAGTTTAATCATAATATCCATTGCCTTTGCAGGATCTTCTTGGGCTACTTGTGCTACCCATGTTGACATGTTCTCAAGGTTAGACTCCGCTAGACGTTGATAGGCCTCACGAATCTCTTGAGTAACACGGTTCTTACTACCCTTAGGTCTACCGTTCGGGTTGGCTGATACGCCCTTTTTCCAATTAGGATTCCCCATGTTCTTTTAGTGCTTTATTTAAGGTTTTAATAGTCTGCTTAGCGATCTCAAAGGACTTGGCCTTCATCGTAGCGACTACCGTTTCATTCTCGGTAAGAGTGTACTTACCCGTTTTTGTTTCGTATATTTTGTATGATTTCATATTCAACTTTTAGTCTTTGTTTTACAGCGTGGACACATCGCCCACAACTGGTGATTGGTTTGTTCTCTTTTGTTATTGCATTGTAAATATCAAATAGCCTGTGTACTTCTTCACGGGACATTCTTACATTGCCTAATAACTTGAAGTTGGCGCTGAGCCAGTCAAAATCTTCTGGGTTCATAGTAATTGTTTTAAATAAAATTCAGACACTATCGATGCCAGTGCCGTGTACAAGATACCTTGCCACCCATATAGTAATATAAAAGGTATGCAATTCAACCAAAAAGTAATACACATATTACACTTCATTGGTTTGTCGGGCATCCAGTCAAATCGCTGGTTAAAGTCAGCTGCCATGTGCCCTAAGCCAGCCGCTCCTAATATACTAAGTATTAATTCCATTCTGTTGTATTCTTTGTTTTATGTATTCTTTACACTCTTTAACTGCCTGAGCAATTGTAGTTCTCGCTATACCGGTTATCCGGCCTAATTCAGAGTAGTTAGATTCATTTAACCACATCTTAAATAGTGTAACACGAAACCATTGTTCTACTCCGTCAGACTCCATGTCTTCCATAATACCTTGGATAGCCTCGATCGTTAAGTCAGTCTCAAAGTCATACTCTACATCTAATCGCTTCTCTGCTGTCTTGTCATATAACTCTACTACTCTACCAGACTGTCGATACAGTTTATGATATGGACTAGTAGAACTATGCCATGACAACCACATAATACCTGACATAAACTTCATAGCCTCTCGTCTACTAATTAGTGCTTCGGCATTAGGTTTAGTCATAAATTGCTCCATTGTATAGTGAGCCAGTTCGCCTGCAGGATCCGGTGGACACTTGCAGACATTGCGTGCCATCTTAACTATTCTATCGTAATGGCTAGTAATAAATTCATTTATCAATCTTGTCTATCGGTATATTCAAATAGGTCTCTTTCCATTCTATACATTGGTGTATATGCAGGACGGTCTGTTAGTAGACCGGTACCCTCTTCAATCAGATTCCAGTTAGTACAACCCATTAGATATGCCCAACGGTATAGGTACTTAGGTTCTGAAATCTCTACAATATTAGTCTTCTGTCTCGTACCCTTCATATCAAATAGATAGTGTTCACGATTAAGTTTACCTATCGTACAGTATTTAGAGTCGACCTGGTCCTGTATATAATCATGTAGGTATTTAGTCTCTGTATCTAGGATCTTACGTATATCATAACCATACATATCTAGTGGTCCATCAAATTCATGATACTTATACTTAACCTTGCGTAGGAATGCAAACAGAATAATAACACCTGTGTCTTCCGTATGTACCCAATGTGGTACTCTAACCTTTATCTTCATAGTATATCTATCGCTTTTTCCTAAGGATAATTTCGATAGAGGCTACCTGTTCTAATAACTGTTTACGTCTAGTCTCTACCTGAGCACATAGTTCATACTCCTCGTAGCCTTCTAGTCCCACCACTATCTCCTTGCCTAATTCATTGACATCTTGAAAGACATCATCTAGTAGTCGATAGGGTTCAGTACTGCTATACAGGTGACCGAATAGGGCTTCACCATATTCTGCTTTATACCATTCACGTATATCTTTATTGTAGATATAGCCTACTGCTCTATCAATCGTCTGTTCATAGTGTGAGAATATATCTGCTGTGTTTCTTCTGTTCTTCTTGTATGACATTATACTTTTAGTTTTTGTTTAGCCATAGCCTCTTCTGTACTCAGTTGTATACACTCACCTAAGAAGCCATTGTATACCATTTCATTTAGTTGTTTATGTGAGTCATTAGACCATGTTGTAAGGTCGTAACCTTGACCCTGTGATATACTACCTGCAAAGTCTTTGTGTAACCAGTAACCCCATTGACCATCTGTTGTAGTTTCGTTTAACTCAATAACCTTAAACCAATAAGGGAATTTCTGTGCTATACCCTTGAATGTATTAAGATCTAGTCCTGGTAGGTATGTCTTAATGAGTTCATCTGAGATAAAGTTAGCAGACTCTGCACTGTTTTTAAATTTAAGCCATAGACGTTTACGACTACCTAACCACTTCAGTAAGATAATACCTGTAATAATAGCAGGGTTTTCAATATAGCCTGTCTGTCTAATTAGACCATTGAGTACATCTTCTTTTATACCAGTCTCTTTATCTACTTTACCCTGTATATCTCTAAGTTTATCTCTCCAGTACTTAGCGGTAGTAAGTTCATTACCATTAGCCTCGTCAAAGTCACTAAGATCTTCTTTTAGTGTACCCGAGTTAAGTTCTTTCATTATAGTCTCTACTTTATCATTATAGTCTAATATCGGGTCTTTGACTTCATGACCCTTGTCGTCATACTTCTTAGGTTTACCTTTAGC